GAGTCAACGGTCATTACTGAATCCCCGCTGCTCGTTTGAATTGCGCCGCCGCTTCAGCATTGGGAAAGGTCAAGACTTTCCCATCCGGTGTTCTGACTTGATTAGAAGTAGCAGCGGGTTGTCCTGGTTGACCAGATGCCGGTGCTGCCTGCTGCGTCGGGGGAGGCAACATCCCCGAAGTGAGCATCCGATTCTTTGCCGAGTTCCACGCAAGCAGCTTTTCCTCGCGGGTTTTTCTTGGGTTGGAGATATCACCAAACGCCGATACGATGAAATCACGGTCAGCGTTAGAGATACCAGCACCGAGTTTGCCACCAAGCATGTCGAGCGCCATATTCTTAGCGATCGGCTCTAAAGCGGCAATTGCTTTCATACCTGCGGTGCTTTCACCCACGAAGCGGTAAGCCTCGTCAGTCACCATTCCGGCTGTGCTTCCTGTGGATTTTTTGATTAGCTCGCTAATGTCATCTTTACCAGTTACCGGGTCATATCCGGCAGTTCTAAGCGCCTGAACAGCAGCCTGTTGTGCCTTGGCATCGACCACCTGATTCAGAGGAATGAACCCGCCGTTCGGGTTAGCCTTCGACACCGGCACGATGTAACCACCGGCCTGCGCGTTGTAGGTTGGTTGTTCACCCTTGCTTGCCCGATCCTTTAGTTCTTGAGTCTCGGCGTCTGTTTTGGCAGCAGCCGCACGATCCCGAGCAGCCTGAGCCTTACCTTTCTCGATCTCAAGGTTCTGTCGGCGCTCGGCAAACTTGGCCTCGACCTGTGCTCTCTCGGCATCGCTCTGCACTTTGATCAGTTCAGCCGCTTTAACCTGCTCCAGCGTTTTCAGTTTGATATCGAGTTCCGTGACTTTACGCTCGGCTTCAGTGGCCTCAGCTTCAGCCCTGCGAACAGCAGGAGCCTGAAGTTCACCTTTACGAACATCCTCTCGCTGCTTGAGAGCAGATTCGACCACTTTATCGCCGCCCGGAATCTGCGAAAGTTCAGATATAAAAAATAACTTTGCACTTTCAGGGTTGTTCTCGACAAGTTGTCGATTCATGGTCAGGAAACGCACAGCCTCCTGGTTACCAGCGTCTCTCGCTGCTTCCAGTTTAATGTCAATCTGAGACAGAGCCATCTCGGGTTTACCTGCCACCAAGGCAGAAAGCACTTGCCCTCCTTCACGCAGGGACTTTTGATTTTGCTCTGCGCTGCGTAATGCGAAAACCTCTCGTACTGGTTTTGACATGTTCTCTGGCAGCATCATTGCCAAATTAAAATAGTCCTGCGATGTGGCGTCAGGACTCATCACACGCTGTCGAGCAGCAGCGACTTGCTGCTCCATCTGCAATTGCCGCTGTGCTTGCAGTTGCTTCGCTTCAGCTTCTTGAATACCCGCGCCAAGGTTAAACGCTGAGGTGAACGCCTGCGTCGGGTCAGGGATCTGAATGGCGTAATTGATCGGTGCGACCATGATTGATCCTTAGATTGGCTCAAGGGTACTAGGCGCGAACCCAGGCGCAGCGGCCATTGGGGTGGCTTCGAAAATTGGCGCAGCGGGCTGAGTTGCTCCTCCAAATCCACCAAGACCACGATAGATTCCAAGTCCTCCCGCAACCGCACTCGGGAGCGCAGCAAACGCCTGCCCTTGAGCCAACTGACCACCAGCCATAGCAGCACCCTGCTGCCCGAGGAGATCGGCGATATTGGTGCCAGCAGCCTGAGCGCCTGCACCTACGCGAGCCGCAGATGACTGACCATACTGAGCCAGTCCGCCAAGGTTGGCGAACTGCTGCTGAATCTGCTTTTGCAACATTTGCGGACGAAACTGAGCCAGTGCAGCAGCAAGGTTGCCACCTCGCAGTTGCCCGGTAGCCGCTGCGTTTTGAATCAGTGCCTGCTCGCCCTGACGCACTTGAGCCTGATAGAGCGGACTTTGCTCCAGCGCAGAAATAGCTTGCTGTTGTTGCTCGGCACCACCAAGACCAAGTAGCGCCTGCTGTGCTTGGAACGCCTGCGTGCCACCTTGTACATACGGCGCAAGCAACTCCTGCACGACATCAAACTGACGCTGCTGTTCGTCAATACCCTCCGCTGCTGCGCCTGCTTGAAGTTCAGCGGCTTTGCGAGCGGAACGTGATTGCATAGCACCAGATACAACGGTTGCACCAGCGGCAGCAACACCCGCCAAAGCAGCACCAGATAGTCCGAATGTCATTTCATGTACTCCAAATGAGGATGCGCCACAGCCTCTAACGCCTCAACTGGTGCTGGGACAGTGTATGTTTCCCATAGCACTTCAGGATTAGTCTCGTTGGCTGGATTGGCGTGAAAAGTCGTCACTTCGACATCCGTCAGCGCAATACCTGCGCGTTTGGTGTTTGATCGCGTGACGCTCATGAACCCCGGCCCGACTTGCGCGGTGCCATTGTCTGTCGTTACGATCAGATCGCCTTTACGCACCACAAAGAACGACTCGTCTTTGTGTACAGCGCCAGTCAGCACAGTGCCCGCAGGAATGTGCATCGTGCGGGCATACAACCCATTGCAGAAGTCATGATCGACAGGCATCTCGATCTGCGGCAAACGCAGCAGTTCGGCCTCAAGTCGATAGATCGGTAGATGATCTGCTGGTACGAGGTCGCTCACAACGCTATCCCAACGGATGCGCTACTGGCGGGCGCGGGCGGCTCAGTAGCATCATTGTCGCACAACTGTAGGCGGCGTCAATCTTCTTCAAACTCGCGTTCTTCCCACGCCTGACACGACCGCAGATCGTGGCAGATGAAGTCGAACTTGTCGCAATATCCACGATACCCAGCACCAGTGTCCCAGGCATTGCGGGGGATACGCTCCATCTTAACCTGCGTCTTGGTGGAGTTGTCGTAATACTCGCAGTTCGAGCATCGCCGACGACGAGCCTCAGCCTCATCAACTTGCATCGCCTTGGCAAGTTTCATCCAGTAAGGCTTATTTGCCCCAGGCTCATTGGACGGTTGCTCAGGCCCAAGCATCCAGTTGTTGATGACGACCTGCGTGTTCTTCTTGTTCTCTGCGGCTGTGATGAACGGTTCTTCAGCCTCAATTCCATTGAAGCCGCCGATCATCATTACCGGCATCTTTGCGCCTTCCATTATGCGATCTCCCTTCCAGAGACTCGAAATGTCAGCGCATTTGCCAAACTAGCCGAGGTGCTGATGAAGTCGCCAGAATCCAGCACCTGACCCACCAACTCAGGGCACAGATAAGTCTCATTCGGCACGACCGTCTTGGTATCAATGACCAGATTGCCATTGTTGGCAGATCCGCCACTGGTGACAATGTGAACGTTGAACGAACAATTCACCGTGTTTGTATTCGTCACAGTCACCTTGTCAATGATTGCTTTGACATTGCTTGCTGTGTACTGAGTGGTCGCAGCCGTTGCCAACTGCAACGGAGGAACAAGAACTTTTGCGACGACTGCCATTATTGAACCCCTTGAATATTGTTTGCGACCGTCAGAATGACAGACGGGATGCCAGGATGAGGTGCCACCGCGCCAGAGGCAAGCAATTGCACCGCAGTATTGCTGACTGAATACATCAGTTCAACGTAGTCATCATCCTTCAAGTCAAAAAAGAAATTCAAAGCAACAAAAATCTCGGCGTTGTTGCCCTGAGTCCTGACTTGCGATGCTGAGTTCGTTACATCAACTCCGTTCAGCCGAAACCACAAGTAGAACTCTTCGGCTGTTGAGACTGTGCTATCCAACTGAATGGATGTCTGGAAATTATAAATCCCAGGCGTATCCACAATCACATGAGATGTCGTCGTGCCAATACGAACACCATGACTCAGATCGGTCGTATTGAACGTGATGGCTGTGGCTGTGTTGATAGCCGCTGCCGTCTGCGTCGTCGTGTCGTAGAACGACCCGTAGCGCGACCGCTTGAACTCACGAGGAGGCGGTGCCTGCATGAGCATCGACAACTGATCGTTGATCGACGACAACGCGCTGACAGCCTGATTTACCTTGGCCTCTAGCGCAGCCACCGTGACCTCAAGTTCCTGCTTCTGCGCCTCCAGCCCATCAATGGCCTGCACAGCCTTTTGTGCTGCGTTATCGCCAGTCAAAGCCAGATCATCAAGCGTCGTAGGCTCAAGTGGCTCAACATCAGCAAACAGTCGCTCGAACTGACGAATCTGGTGATGATTCTTCAGGAATGACGCAAGTTCATCTCGCGTCAGGTTGAGTCTGTTAGAAGTTGCCATCAGTACGCCAGAGGCTCCAGCCGAGCCTCAAGTCTTGCAAACGATAGATGCGCCTGACTGTCGCCACGGAACCGCTGCACACGCCAGTTCCGCATGTGGCCCTGCTGGAACCACACCAAACGCTTTTGCGTCTGTCCGACAGTGCCAACCTGAATCGCCTTGTCTTGGCTCCATGTTTGACCGTCGTATGAGTAACTGGTGCTGATCCAAGGGTTCTGACCCAAGGCCACGCGACCCGTTAGAGAAACCAACTCAAGTTGATGAAAGATCGCGCCGTTGCTCTCGTTGTACACGATGGCCGTTCCGAACTCCCATCGCACAATCTGACCCCAATGGCTCGAAATCGAGTCATTCATGTATCCGAAGGTGCTGGACTGAGGATCGCCGCAAGTCCATTTGTCGTAAATCCAGACAAAGTTGCGTGCGCGATACTGTGCAAAACCATCAGTCGTGCTGACCAGCACAGTCCACACCTGTTGCTGCAACGCAGCAGATGACGCAGCGTCGTAGACCAGCGTGCGGTCTGGCAGATGCAGATACAGGAATTGCTGCGACTTGTCGTTGCGAGGCTCCAGTTTCACCAGAGATAACTGCTGCTCTGTGT